CGCATGGTTGTCGAAGGTATATCAAATTCAATTTATGACTAATGGGTTTATTTGGAAAGTTTAAAAAAGACGAAAGTGTAAGCGTAGTTGACACGGGTTACCAAAGTTTTAGTACACCATTTTTGCGTGTGCCTGAAGGTAACTTGTCGTTACCCTTTGTGGATGTACGTTACACTGTACAAGGTTACGTTCGTTTCGGAAGTGACAACCTTTATCCGCAGTACATGAACCAAATGTACTATATGAGTCCCTTACACGGGTCTATTGTAGATTTTAAGACCAACGCAACTATTGGAGGGGGCTATACATTTGACGAGTCCAAGTTAACCGACATGGAAAAGGTAGTGCTTTATGCGTTTGGAAAAAAGATAGGTTTCAAAGACACGCTAAAGACAATCACAAAAGACGTTATTCTACACGGACGTTGCTACTTTACCATTGAGTTGAAAAATGGTAAGACGTATAACGTGAAACGAGTAGCCCCCGAAAAGGTAAGAATAAACCAAGCTAAAACATTATACGCTGTAAATGAGGATTGGCAATTCGGTTTGCAAATAAGAACTTACGAACCATATCACCCCGAATGTAAAGACGGTATTTACCTATACGTTTACGAACAAAAGAGCGTAGGACAAGACTACTACCCACTACCGCAGTATACCAGTGCGTTAAACTTCGCTTTTTTGTCGGGTGAACTTAGCTACTTGCAGAAATCAAACATACAAAATTCAATCTTCCCGTCGTTTGCAATGATGTTCCCAAAGAAGCCACAAGGACCTGAAGAGATGCAGTTGATAAAAGACACCGTTAACAAACTTAAAGGTGCGGAGAACGCAGGTAAAGCGGTTGCCTTCTTTGCTAACAATAAGGAAAGTTTGCCTGACTTGGTAAACGTACCTACAAACTCAAACGATGAATTGTTTAGGGGGGTAAGTGAATTGAACACGGAACAAATTTGTTTTGCGCACACCATCGACCCTATACTTTTGGGGGTTCGTACTTCGGGCGCACTGGGTAGTGGTTCGGACATTAAACAAGCCTACGTAATCTTCGAGAAAAATACTATTATTCCTTTACGTGAAACCATTACGGACGTAGTTAACGGACTTTTACGGGCGGTTGGGATTAATGCACACGTAGAAATTACTAACTACCAAATTGTCAACGAAACAATTACAAGCGTAGACGAAAAAGGAAAGGACATAATTAACGCACTCAACGCCATGAACCCGACATTGGCGGCTAAAGTTTTGGAAAACATGACAGCAAACGAAATTCGGGAACTTGCTTCACTTGCTCCGTTACCTGACACTCAAACACCAACAGCATGATTTATTTCGTAACCGAGAACTTCCTAAAAGTAAACACACCTATCACTCGTAACGTCGATGTGACTGACGTGTTCCCATACGTTAAGCCTGCGTCAGATATGCGCTTACAAGCTATCCTAGGCAGTTATTTCTACAACTATTTACTCACTCAATACAACGCAGCAGTATTAACGCCTGACGAAGTTACGCTAGTTGAGAAAATTCAGTTTGTCGTAGCATGGAGGGCAGCCGAACAAGCCGCATTTGGACTTACTTACCAACTAAAAAACAAAGGTATTCAACAACAAAGTGGAGATTACTCTTCCAGTGTGAGTCAAAGTGAAACGGCTTTCGTTATGGACCACTACGGGCAGATGGCTGCGTTCTACGAGAAAAGATTGATCAACTACCTACTCGAATACAAAGCACTTTACCCTCAATTTACGAGCGACCTTAATAGAGATAGCGACATTAAACCCGTAGGTGGTTGCGGCAATAGAGGTGACTACGACAATACGATGATGGTTATATAATGGCAGACCAAGAAATAAATATAAAACTCAACGGGATAGCACAAATCCGCTCGGAGTTAAAAGCCCTAAAAGGTGAACTTGCCAACGCAACCGACCCTAAACAAATGGCTGCGCTCGGTGAAAAGGCGGGTGCATTAAGTGACCAACTAAAAGACGCAAACGAACAAGCGGCTATCTTTGCTTCGGGTTCACGCTTTGAGCAAACGAGTAATGCGTTTGGCTTAATGAAGTCGCAGTTGATGGATATGGACTTTGAAGGGGCTGCAACCAGTGCAAAGTTGTTCGCTGGAAGTCTTGGGAAGATTGACAGCAAAACTATTTCGGCTTCATTAAAAGGACTTGGTTCTACTATTGTTTCAATTGGCGGTGCGTTCCTTAAATTGGGTGCGCAACTTTTACTTAACCCTATATTTTTACTTGTAACTATTATCGGTGCGGTGGTTGCTGCCTTTGTTTATTTAGGCAATAAATTAGGGTGGTTCGACGGGATAATCAAAATGTTGACTGCGGTTTTCAAACCTTTGGTAGACTTAATAGTTTACTTTTTGGACTTGTTAGGTATAACAAATACCAAAGCCGAAGCTTCAATGGCAAAAACTACCGCTTCACTTGAAGAGGAAAAGGAAAAACGAGAGCAGATTTTGGGTCAGATGGACAACAAAATTGCGTTACTTGAAGCCGAAGGGAAAAGCACACTTGCCCTACGAATTGAGCGTAATAAATACATGCAGGAAGAAATAGCGAACCAAACTAAACTCTTGGAGTTTATGGACAATTCGTTTTTGAACCAAACCAAACTATATAAAGAAACGGTCAAAGCAAATAAAAGCAAGACGCAAGAAATCAAAGTCGAAGAAATTAAACTTAATCAGGAAGTAAAAGCCGAGCAAGCAAAAGCTGCCGCAGACTACGAACAATTTTTAGCGGATAGGTTAGCCGCAAGACGTTTAATACAAGACATTGAACTGAGCGTTGCAAAAGACGGAATAGAAAAGGAACTACTTGCTAATAAATACAAGTTTGACCGTATGCGTCAAGACCTTGCAAATAACGAAAAGTTAAACAAGGAAGAACGAGCAAAGTTAAACGCACTATACCTTGAACAAAGCATAAACGAAGCAGAAAAGATTAATCAAAAATACGTTGACGCAGAAATAAAGAAACAAGCGGATATTGCCAAAATAATCAAAGACGCTAAACTTTTACAAGCCCAAGACGAGGAAGATTTTGCCGCACTATACGACCAAAACACACGTAGCGCACAACAACTCGAAGAGGACGCAGTTCGTGAAAAATACTTTAACCTCATTACTTTAGCCGAACAATACGGAATTGACAGCGCAGAACTTAAGAAACGTCAGGAAGAGGAAATTGCTAAAATTGAAGAGGATGCCGCAGAAAAAGCAAGACAAAAACGTCTAAAAGAACAAGCGGAAAAAATACAAATGGCTGAACAATACGCAGGTGCAGTTAATAACCTTGCGGAAACGGTGTTTACTATTTCTAATAGGTTCGGTAAACAAGACGAAGCAAGTAGAGAAAAACGGGCAAAGCGTCAGTTTCAAATTCAAAAAGCTATGCAGTTAAGCATGGCTATTATAGACGGGTTTAAAGCGGCTAACGCTTCCCTTGCTGCCTCACCTTTGACAGTTTTAGGTGTGCCAAACCCCGGTGCAATAGCTGCATTTGCCTTTGCTATTACTACTTCACTTGCTAATGTCGCTAAAATTGCTTCGACCCAATACGGAAGTAAGAGCGGTTCACCTGCGGGTGGTGGTGGCGGTGCTTCAGATGGTGGAGGTGGTGCAGCTGCGGGAGGTGGTGCGCCTTCATTCTCACTATTTGGACAAGGTAACAACCAAAACACGACGGGTGCAGCGCAAGACGTAGAAAACAAATCAAACCAACTCACGGTAAAAGCTATTGTAGTCGAAAGTGACGTAACAAGCACCCAAAATAAGGTAAAGAAAATGCAAGAAAACGCAACACTATGACAAGCTACATAACACTACTTAGTAAGATTGAGCAGTTTTGTAACGCTCACTTGCAAATCAAAAAGTACGGGGGTGAATTTCGGGAGCAGATGCCTAACTTTTCTACCAAAGATGAAAAGTACCCCGTTGTTTTTGTCGAACCCGTTAGCGACCTTGAGGATCTAAATACGAACCAATTTTCTATTAACGTTTATTGCGTTGACATTATACAAAAAGACCGAGCAAACCTAAACACTATTGTAAGCGACTGCCAACTTATCTTAAAGGATATGTACGTCTATTACATTAACGACATGGACGCTCAACTTGACGTAGTAGGTACTTCGACCATGACACCCGTAAATAACTTTGACAGCGATTATGTGGCGGGGTGGGTTATGTCTATTACGTTTGAGGTCTCGACTTACGGAGCGTGCGAAATACCAATGAACCCAATTAAACCCGTTGAGGTAATATGTGAACCGGGTTACGTTGAAAACTCGGATGGAAGTTACTCCACTGCAGCACCAAGCGGTGAAATTTTAGTACTGCCTGACGTTCATTTAGTAGTTTACGACGAAAACGGAAATGTGCTTAGTGACGAAATGTACCCAAGTGTTCAAGACCAAGGGATAACGGTAACTATACCACCATGCGC